ACATACTAGCAGTCTTGAACCATACTGATGAAGAGATTAATGATCTAATTTATAAAAGTTTTAACGTGAGGGAGAAATAAAAATGAGTGATTTAGAACAAAATATAGGAACAGAAGCAGTAGTAGATACAGTAGTTGATACTTCTGTTGAAGCTGTAACTGAAAATGTAACTGAAGCTGTAACTGAAAATGTAACTGATCAAGTAGAGCAGCATGTTAGTGATGCTGTAGCTAGTTCAAACGAAGTTATTAACAATGATTTAGGATTCTTAGGAACACTAAGTGAAGATATAAGAAGTAATACATCATTACAAGATTTTAAAGATGCTGATGGATTAGCTAAGTCGTATCTAGAGCTTAATAAGTTATTAGGTAAAAGAATGGAAGATATGAGTCCAGAAGAATTAAATTCTTATTATGGTAAACTAGGTAGGCCAGATGACGCTTCTGGTTATGATCTAGGCGATGTTCAGGGAGATATTAGTGATTGGTATAAAGACATAGCACACAGTGCTGGATTGAGTCAAGAACAAGCTAAGAATATTTCAGAAGCTTATAATCAACTTGAGGCTAGTAAAATGGCTGAAATGCAAGAGCAACAAAAAGAGACAATGGGTGCGTGGGTAGATCAACTTAAAGAAGAGTTTGGATCTGCTTTCGATACTAGAATACAGGCTGCACAAGCTGCAGTTAAGACTTATGGAGGAGAAGAGTTAAAGAACTTCCTAAATGAGACTGGTCTAGGTAATCATCCTGCAATGGTTAAAGCCTTTGCCGATATAGGTAAAGAATTAGGAGAAGATGCATTAGTCGGTAGTAATAGTACTGGCGGTTTTGGGACTACTCCAGATGAAGCTTTAAAGAAAATATCCATGCTAAAGAAAGATCCAGAATTTATGGATCAGTATTTAGCTAGAGGTAAGTATAGTAAAGCATCTACACAACATAGAGACGCTGTTAAAGAGATGCAAGAGTTATTCGGACTTGCTTATAATAAGTAATCCGTATATGAAATTGGGTAGCCTAGTAATGGGTCCTGAAAGAAATTACCGTTAGCTCACGTAAAGCTAGGATTGGTCCGAAAGGGTAGCCACTAAATCCGAAATTAAAATTATGTTATTAAGTTATATATAGGAGAATATTAAAATGGCTTATACAGTAGATACTAGCTTTGTTAAACAGTTTAGTTCGAACGTACATGATCTTCTTGAAGTTGGTTCAAAGATTATGAATGTTGTGGATATTGAAATGGTAACTGGAGAGAAAGCTTTCTTTGAAAGAATTGGTGGAATTGAAGTTGCTGAAGTTACTTCTAATCGTGCAGATACTGTACTTACAGAAATCGAGCACTCTAGGCGTATGCTTACAATTAAAGATTACCATGCTGCAACTATGGTAGATCACCAAGATAAAATTAAAATGTTAGTCGATCCAACTAACCCATATGCTAAGAAATTAGCTAACGCTTTAGGACGTAAGATTGACGAAATCATCGTAGCTGCCTTAACTGGCTCAGCTGACTCTGGTAAAGATGGTGGAACAGCTATTGCACTACCTACATCTCAAAAGATTGCTGCTGGTGGTACAGGACTTACTTTCGCAAAACTAAACGAAGCTCGTAAGATCTTTCGTGAAAATGAGTATGATGGTAAATTAGTAGCTTTAGTTAATGCTGCAGGTCTTCAAGATCTTTTAGCTGAAACTGAAATTCAAAGCTTCGATTACAACACAGTTAAGACTCTTGTAACAGGTGAAGTAGATACCTTCATGGGAATCCAATTCGTCAACACAGAAAGAGTTGGTACTGGTAAATGTATTATCTTCGGTGAAGATGCTCTTAAATTGGGTATGGCTTCATCAATGAAAGTTGATATGGACAAAAGAGCTGATAAATTGAATAACCTACAAATCCTTGTACGTGGTTCATTTGCAGCAGTTCGTATGGAAGAAGAGAGAGTAGTTGAAATTAGCTACGTGTAAAAACTTAGGGGAGTTAGTCCTCCCCTTCTTATAAACTAAGGAGAAAATAAAATGGCTACAGTATATGGCATTAATGCTGCTAAAATTAACAATGGAACAGGCAAAATTGAAAAAGGTCATAACCATAAAATAAGAGTTACTTATGATTCGTATGAAGCATCTGGCTTAACAGTAGGTGATGTGATAGAGATGGGAGACATTCCTGTAGGAGCTATAATACTAGATCTTAAAATATATCACGATGCTTTAGGTGCTTCAACTTCATTACTGGCTGGTATAGGTCCAGTACAAGGTACTTCAATAGTATCTACTTCTTCTGCAGGAGTTATCTCAGCTGATTTGATTGCTCTTTCAGGACATGAGGTATTATCTGGTGAAAAACTAACAGTAAACGTAGGTGCTGGAACAGTAACTGGAACTATTTCAATTATATGTACCTACTCAATTTAATAGAGTAAAAGAGAAAGGGGAGGGTCCTCACGTCCCTCTCCAAATTAATAAGGAAAAAGGATATGGCAGTAAGTAAAGTAGGAATATGTAATAATGCGCTAGCTAAACTAGGAGCATCTCAAATTACATCATTAATAGATGATTCACAAGAAGCACGTCTATGTGCTTTATTTTATGATCAAGTAAGAGATGACATTACTTCATCGCACCCTTGGAACTTTGCAATTAAGAGAGTAGCTTTATCACAACTATCTACAACACCAACATTCGAGTTCGCTTTTGAATATCAAGTACCATCAGACTACTTAAGGATTCTTAGAATATATAACGATACTTCAGCATATAGAATTGAAGGTAAAAAACTATTATCCAACTCAAGTACAATAAATGCAGTATATATATCATCGGTTGATGATCCAACAGAATACCCTGCATATTTCGTAGAATTATTTGCAGCTAGATTAGCATCTGAAATGTCTTATAGTTTAGCTGGAAGTTCTACATTATCACAAGGACTATTACAATTGTATGTTGGTAAATTGGCTTCAGCTAAAAGATTTGATGCTCAAGAAGGAACTCCTCTAGAGTTTGATTCTAATGAGTGGATTGATTCAAGGAGATAAAAATAATGAAAGGTTTTATAATTCAAAATAGTTTTACCGCCGGAGAGTTATCTCCTAGGCTTAGAGGTAGAACTGACTTATCGAAGTATTACAATGGTTGTAGAGAATTAAATAATTTTATTATAACTCCACATGGAGGAATACGTAGAAGACCTGGGACTAAATTCTTGCAGGAAATAAAAAATTCAGTTAATAATGGTAGACTTATTCCGTTTGAATTTTCTGTAGACCAGTCATATATTATTGAACTTGGCGATAACGTAGCTAGATTTTATAGAAATAAAGGTATTATTACTTCAGTAGTAAATGTAACTAACGATTCTTTCACTACCGATATAACTGGTTGGACTGATACTTCAACAGGTACTGGCGCTACTGCTTGGCAAACGGGCGGATACTTAAGATTAAGTGGCGGCACATCAGGAGTTGGAATATCATATCAAAAAATAATACTTAAGAATATAGATAATTACACGTTAACTATGACTTCCAATTCTGGTATTATTACATATAAAATAGGCACATCACAAGGAGCTTCAGACATAGCTACAGGAACAGTAGCAAGTGGTACACCAGTAGCAGAAGTATTTGCTGCAACTATAGAAAATCAAGATGTTTACATCCAATTCGAAAATACTAATAATGATAACAGAGATTTAGACTCAGCTATCTTAACATCAACACACGATTACTATGAAATACCCACACCATGGTCCCATACAGAGATATCAGAAATAAAGTGGACACAATCATCAGATGTAATGTATTTAGTACATCCAAACTATATTCCACAAGTATTAACTAGATTAGGACACGATAATTGGACTTTAGAAGATCTTAATTTCCAAGATGGTCCATATTTATCTCAAAATGATACATCTACAACTATTACTCCAGGAGCTACCTCAGGAAGTACTACTTTAACAGCTAGCTCAGATATCTTTGCTAGTACTGATATAGGTAGAGTTGTACGAGTTAAGACTGGAACTACTTGGGGATGGTTCATTATAACGGCCTTTACAAGTGCTACAGTAGTAACTGCAGATGTAATTAGATCTGGAGGAACTTCAGCTACAGTAGATTGGAGACTAGGAGCATGGTCTGATACTACAGGATGGCCCTATACTACATCTTTTCATGAGCAGCGCCTATTCTTTGGAGGTACTGATAATCAGCCTCAAACTATATGGGGATCTCAATCAGGAGACTTCGAGAATTTTTCGCCAGATAACGATACAAATGATGGCTCTGTAGATAATGATACCGCAGTAAACTTTACAATAGCCTCTACAAATACTAACATTATACATTGGCTTGCCTCTAAAAAAGTATTGACGATAGGGACTTCAGGAGCAATATTTAACTTAAGTGCTTCCTCATTAAATGAGGCGATTACAGCATCTAACATTAAAATATCTAAAGAAACGGACGTATCTGCAGAGAATATAGTAAATGAGAATACAGACTCAGCTATCGTATATATACAGAGACATGGAGCAAATCTACACTCTTATGCATACAGCTTTCAAACAGATGCATATACTTCACCTAATTTAAGTTTATTATCTGAACATTTAGGTAAAAGGAGTGCTTTTAATAGAATAATAAGGCAAGAAATACCAGATAATGTTCTTTGGCTAACTCAAACTGATGGTTCGCTATTATCATGTACATATTTACCAGATCAAGAAGTTGTAGGATGGTCGGAACACATGTTAGGAGGTACAGACGTTAGAGTACTAGACATGGCTGCTATACCTGGAAATAATGAACAGGATATGTACTTCTTAGTGGAAAGAACTATTAATGGTAGTACAGTTAGATATATAGAATACTTAACTGAAGAATTTATATACGATAATAAAGAAGATGCTTTTTTTGTTGATTCAGGCTTGACATATAGTGGTAGTTCTGCTACAATGATGGTAGGATTAGATCATTTAGAAGGAGAAACAGTATCAATATTAGCTAATGGGGCCGTGCACCCAGACAAAGTAGTATCTGGAGGAGCTGTAACGTTAGATTATGCTGTTACTAAAGCCCAAATAGGATTAGGTAGTACTTGTGAAATTGAGACAAATAATTTAGAAGTAAAAGGACAATTTGGAACATCTCAAGGATCAAAAGGAAGAATATATGAAGCAGTTATAAATTTCTATGACACAATCGGAGCTGAAGCTGGATATACTAGTAGCAATACAGATAAGATTCTATTTAGAAATGCTTCAGATTTAATGGATAATGGTCCTGATTTATATACTGGAACTAAAGTAGTTAAGATTAACCATGGACATAAAGAAGGGGCTAGGTTATTTATAAAGAATACACAACCGTTGCCAATAACAATATTAGACATAGTCTATAAAGTAATTTTTGAGGATAAGTAATATGGATTTAGTAAACGTGAGACCTGAGCATTTAGCTCTACTAGATGTAAGAAAAGAACAAGAACTTGAGATTAAAGATCTATTAGCGGTACCTAGTTACCATTTAGATAATTTCATAAGAAGTACAGTCTACAATAAATCAATGTTTTATAACGGAGAATTAGTAATGATTGTATATGTAGGACAAGTTACACCTAGTACTATTGAGTTATGTATGTTAGTAGGTGAGAATGTTAAGAAAGTACCACTACGTAAAATGCTTAGAGTTATTAAAGAAGAATTTGAAAAAGTAAAGAAGCTAACTACAGTAAGAATTCAAAGTACTGTAATAGCTGATTTTAAAGCTGGCAATAGATTTGCTACAGCTTTAGGATTTAAAAAAGAAGGGACATTGAGACAGTTTAACTATGGTAAAGACTTTACAATGTATGGTTTAATAAAGGGAGAAGATTAAGATGAGTTCAATGGCATCAGGTTTAGGTTCAATAGGAGGAGCTGCTGGAGGTTTTAGTATGGGAGGCTTTACTAAGCTTCTAACAGGACTAGCTTCAGGGTTTGCAGCTTCACAAGCAGCTAATCAACAAGCAGAAGCACAGGCAGCAGCATTTGAGGCTTCAGCAAGAGCATCCGAGGCTAATGCACAAATATTAGAATATAATGCCCAAGCTTCTAGAGATGCAGCTAGAATAAATGCAAATAAAGAAAGAAGGCAAACTAAACTAAGATTAGGATCAGCTAAGGCTAAATACTTAGCATCTGGAGTCACATTAGAAGGGTCTCCGTCTATGATCTTAGAAGAGGAAGCACTACAAGGAAGTTTAGATGCTTTGAATGCACTAC